ACCAGGGGGCAGGCATGGTAGGAACTATTCACGTTAATTAAAATGAAAGTTGGTATTATTGGTCTGGGTCGTATGGGTGAGGGTATGTCTCGCCGTATGATGAAGGCAGGCATTGAGGTTTGGGGTTACAGACGTAACTACAAGAAAGCAGAAGAAGCATTTGAGAATGGTTATGTCTCAGGAGTTACTACAACTCTTGAGAATCTTGTGAATCAAGTACATCATCAGGACAATCAAATTGGTAAATCGCCAGGCATTTTTCAACTTGTCATTCCTGCAGAACTAGTTGAGGAGACGATTGATGAGTTACTACCACTACTTGGCGACGGAGATATTGTTATTGACCATGGCAATAGCAACTTTAAAGATTCTCGCAAGAGAGCGGAAAGGTTGGCTAAACTTGGCATCCAGTATCTTGACTGTGGTACTAGTGGTGGTGTCTACGGTCTGGAGCGTGGATACTGTCTTATGGTTGGTGGTTCAACTACGGCAGTATCTGTCTGTGCCCCCATTTTCCGTGCCCTTGCACCTGGTATTACCGCTGCAACCCGCACAGATCCCTGTACTAGAGCAACCAGTGCTGAATATGGGTGGTTACATTGTGGAGGTCCTGGAGCAGGTCACTTTGTAAAAATGGTTCACAACGGAGTCGAGTATGGAATCATGCAAGCCTATGCGGAAGGGTTTAATATTTTACACCATGGTGATCTTGGTTCCCAATATATTAGGGAGGGGGATGCTGAAGTCGCTCCAATGGAAAATCCAAAGGACTATCAATATGATATTGACTGTACTGAAGTCGCTGAGCTATGGCGTCGTGGAAGCGTTGTTGGTAGTTGGTTACTTGATCTTACCGCCGATGTACTACGCCATGACCACGACCTCTCAAAATTTGACGGAGGGGTATCTGATAGCGGAGAAGGTAGGTGGACTCTTCATGCTGCTGTCGATCTCGGTGTTCCCACTCCTGTTATTAGTGCCGCTTTATTTGAAAGATTTAATTCTAGGAGACTAGGTGAGTTTGGTAACAAAATTCTAAACGGCATGCGTTACATGTTTGGAGGTCATCATGTTAGGTGAAGCACTTCTTTGGGTATCCGTTCCATTTGTGTTGACAACTGTATTCTTTGCGTTCTATAAGGGAGAAAACGTTTACTACGAATCTGATGCCTATGATGGAAATGGAACAGCACATCCAGTTTTATTTGAAAAGAACACCTGCGAACGAAGAGAGACCGCAAATGGACCCAGACCTAATTAAAATGCGATATGGTTTTGCCATGTGTGCGTTCTCTAGAATGTATGGAGTCCTAGCAGTAAATAGTTCTAAAACCGTACATAGATTTTGTCGTAAGTGGGCAGAGTCTGAAGATGAAACTCCACCAGGAACATTGACAGAAGTCAATTTTTATTTTAAAGATCTTTGGGATATCTGGGGAGACCGAGTGTGAACAAACGCCACGGACCAATGAATGCTAAAGAGATTGAGGAACAAAGAGAATTGCTTAAAGGACTTCGTGAGCGTATTAAGCAACTTAGAATGGTAGAGTATATTGATGATGATGAAGAACCAGATGTTTTTATAGGAGACGGTATATGAGACACCATGTGCTATTATTTGTTAGACATACCATGGAAACTTCATGGTCACTAGGTTTCTTATCTTTAATATTGATAGTGATTCCTATCGTTGGAATGCAGTTGGTACATAAGTATGGGTGGGAACACTGGGAACCATTTCATAAATGAATTTATTATTACGCCCTCTTGATAATGTTACTGATCCCGTTTGGAGTGTGATTATATCTTTAATCATACTTCTCGCTGGAGTTACGTGCTATGTCGTCTATATAATCCGTATGGCTTTCAATGAATTGGAAGATGAGTGACCTTACTAACAAAGATGCAGAGCAGGATACAAAGATTGCTGTAATGGACAGCACTCTAGAAAATTCTATTCGTCGCATTGAAATGGTTCATAAGCGTGTTGATGATACGAACGAAGAAATTGAAAAACTTCGTGACCGTATCCGCACACTAGAGCGTTGGGTTGCCGGTGCTGGCGCAGTAATTGCTGCGGCAACATTCATCATAGGCATAGTAGCATCCGTAGAATCAAAGGAGATTAATTATGGGAGCAATGACACCACCGAGCAGAAAGTCTTGCTACAACTTCAGAGTAACTGAGATCAATCGTGTTATTGACGGCGATACTATTGATGTCACCATTGATCTTGGGTTTGACTTATACAAGAAAGAAAGAGTTAGAATTGCAGGAGTTGATACGCCGGAGAAAAGGACCAGAAACCTAGAGGAGAAGGAACTTGGAATCGACGCAACAGAATGGCTCAAAGCAAAGTTGGAGAGTGCTATATCTGGTGACGATGAGTTGTCTATTAGGACTGAACTTGTTGGTGGCGTCGGTAAATATGGCCGTCTACTTGGCTGGTTATACATTGGGGACGAAGACTTGTCCCTCAATGAGCAAATGATTACCGAAGGATATGCTTGGGAGTATGATGGTGGAAAAAAACAAAAAGACTTTGAAGAACTTAGAGAGATCAGAAAAGCTCACGGAACTTACGTGTAGAAGTGCGGTGTGTGGGGGTGACCCCTTCATCCCTGACTCAGAATATCAAGGTGGATCATGTGAATTAAATGACACAGGAAATTCCCGAGATTAATATAAATACGACTAACCTGGATATACCTAGTATCCCAGATTGGTTAACAAGTAGTCCTCCTACAGCAATACCACCGGTCGCACCAATAACAGAATTCATTGGTGTGCCTGTCATCAACATTCCTGGATGTGTTGAGGCACATGAAGGTGGTAGCGATAAGATTATGGAGGACGATCCTGATGGCGTAAGAGTATTTTGTGACGCTAATACTCCGTCGTTCAATCCAATCCAGTATGAACCAGAGAACATGGTGATAGAAAAATCATCACCAATTCCTACAGTACCACCCCCACCTGAGACCCCTGAAACTCCACAAGTACCTGATACATCAAAAGTCGCTCCGCCTCAAACCGCTACAACCGAGCAACCTGTTGAGGAACCGTCTTTTGTTGAAGAATATTTACCTTCTGCTCCCGAGGTAACGACTACGGCAACCATTGCTCTCGTAGCAACTACATCGGCACTGCTTGCCAAACCCTTGGCAGACTTACTGCTTAAAGTAATCAAACCTGCTATTAAAAAAGTAGTAGCAAAGGTTAAAGAAAAACTTGGCAAGAAAACTATTGTTGAATCTGTACAGGTCCGCCGAGATCAGCAGCGGATCCGCTCACACGCGATTCGGAAACTGAAGGGGAAGGAATAGAATGTCGGTGCGGAACCATAAAGTTCACACCTTTTACTTGTACGTCGGAGCATATGGTAGCATAACGTGTTCCCGGAGCAAATCTGATTCCTGCTTTTAATAATTCTCCACAATTCTTGAGTCTTGCGATCTCAAAGTCGAGGCGCTTATTGGCAGTCAGTTGCTTCTGTAAGGCGATCTGAGTTGTCGCTGCGTCCTTACACAAATCTTGTAGTTTCTTGTCTCTAGGGACGCTCCAGGTGGCACTGATACCCACTGACAAATTGTAGTTATCTTTCTGTCCCGTCCTAGTTGGCATCGTATATAATATATTGCCAGGATTGTCTATCTGTCCGTCGTCGTCGGCATCGTGGATATCATATACGGGGTCGTCATAATATCCTTCAAAAGGTTTTTGAGCAGAGGCAGATCCAGTGATAAACGGTGTGAAGTTTACAGTCTCACCTTGACACTGGATTCCTCCTCCATACGTGTTGGTTATGTAGGGTCCTTGTAAGACCTGAATAGCTTGGTTTGTAACTGAGCCTGAACTATTGGCGACCGGAGATGCTGTTGCACTTACACCCCCTACAGTCTCCGCCAGTGTGGCAGGGACAGTCGCAAGGTTGAGTAGACATAAGATTACTGCTGGAAGATACTTGTGGTGTCTGTGACCGATGTGATGGTCGTTTCTCTTTGAATTATAGTATGCGTTTGTAATCCCGGACCGTTGTAAGTTTCCGTAAACTGAAACGCTGCCCCTGGCGTCGTTTGTGTGAACGTTGGTTTGCTTGTCACACCTGTCCATGATGATGTCACTCCATCAATAGTTACATTGTTTGTTCCTGTTCCTGGAGATAGATTTCCTGATGCTGTAACACCAGTTCCAGTAGCAGAGTATTGATATCCGGTGCTATAGTCCATCGAGTTGATGGTCTCAGTCACAGTTGATGTCGTCTCCGTGTGGCTGGTCATGGATCCCTGGGTGAAATTCGGGATCACCGGTACCCCCTTCGCAGTGGCAGCGGATAGAAAGACTGCCACCGCACCTATCGCAGTAGACGTGATCGTCCTTCCAAAATGGGTCATTTCTTAGACTCACTTGAGAGTGGTCACTTCGCTGACAAATTGGCCAGTGGCACTTGTGCCACTTCCACCAGCCGTAATGGTCATAGCACCAGTAGAGGTAATAGTACCTGCTAGGTCACCTGTGGTTCCTCCGGCATTGGAGATTTGTGAACCGAAGGCACTGACCTGTCCTACAGTAGGAGCAGATGTTTGTACGACATCGCCCTGTGTGAAAGAGGTGCTGAAGGAGAATGATTCTCCGGCAGTTTTTTGGGTGGCAGCAATAGCACCAGGAGCGTAGATACCACTATTAATAGCACCTGTGGAAATTGTACCGGCAGTGGTCCCGTCCGTAGTGTTTACGTTATTACCACTAATACTATAGGTATTTCCGATTCTAGTTGCCTGGGTGGCAGCAGAATTGACATTCAATTGAACCGACGAAGACAGTTTGTGTGTGATGTCGGCTTGAACGGGAGCTGCTGAAAGAAATAGCAATGCGATAAGAATTTTTCTCATCATTCTCTCAGTAGTTTACACAGTATATAGGTCTTGACGTTCGGAATGAGATAGTATATAATGATCCCATGGTCCGATAGCTCAGTGGAACAGAGCAACTGCCTTCTAAGCAGTCGGTCCTTGGTTCGAATCCAAGTCGGATCGTTTTATATTTAATACAATGAGAATCTTTTTAGACAGCGCAGACACAGACACCATTGAAAAGTATTGGTCCACTGGATTGATTGATGGTGTTACAACTAACCCTACTCTTATCATGAAAAGTGGTAAGAACCCGGAGGATGTATACCAACAACTCAAGGATCTAGGTGTGCCTGACATCTCCATGGAAGTTATGGGTGATGCTGACACAATGATTGTTGAGGGCAAGCGTCTTTACACTAAGTTTGGTAAGTGCACCACGGTAAAGGTGCCTATGACAAGAGAAGGACTTACCGCTTGTCGTGAGCTATCTAATGAAGGTGTCAATGTTAATGTGACATTGATTTTCTGTGCCGCACAGGCAATCCTAGCAGCAAACGCCGGAGCAAAATATGTATCTCCTTTTGTCGGTCGTCTCGATGACCAATCTGTGGCTGGTTTGGAAGTTGTGCGTTCAATCTCCGAACTATACAGAATCCACGGTTGTCCGACTCAGGTTCTTGCTGCTTCTATCCGTAGCGTACAACGTGCTGTTCGTTCGTGGTATAATGGCGCTGGCGTCGTAACGATGCCACCCAAAGTATTTGATCAAATGTATGATCACATCCTAACTGATAAAGGTTTGGAGATCTTTGATGCCGATTCTAAGAAGTTTGTGCTATAATATATAAGTCCGTGTGAAGGAAGTGTGTGGAGGGATCTAATCCCTCCCTCATGTCGGCATGGCGGAATTGGTAGACGCGCTGGTTTTAGGTACCAGTTCCCTTGCGGAGTGGAGGTTCAAGTCCTCTTGCCGACATACATTTTTCTTATGGATCCAATTGAACTCTTACGTATCATTAGTTGTCTTGAGAGTGCTCATCATCATCTGAGGATCAATGATTTGCCAGAAGATCAAGCAGTCATAAGAAAGATGTGTGATAGATACTACAAAACATACTTCAAACTTTGTAAAGAAATTGGGAGAAATCCCTATGGATGATCCTCTATAGCTCAGTTGGTAGAGCAGGTGACTGTTAATCACCCTGTCCCTGGTTCGAGTCCAGGTGGAGGAGTTAGACGGGGAATGAGCTCGCCCGCGACGGTGCTAACCACACTGTGATCTGAGAGATGGTAACTCTCTTTGCTCCACGCCCGAATAGCTCAGCGGTAGAGCACCTCGTTTACACCGAGATTGTCGGCGGTTCGATCCCGTCTTCGGGCATTATAAATATGTCAGACCAAACCGGTTGATGAAAACTTCTAAACTGAAAAAGATGATCCAGAAGCCTTTTCGCTTCCATCATCAGGATCTTCATGAAGAACTAGATGCATTGAAGAATGAACTTAAAGAGGTTAAAAGTATTCTGCAAGAACTGCGGGGTAGAACTGACAGCAAGTACAAAAGTAAAGTCATGTGGTTGCAGCAACATGACTACGATTTCGATAGATAGCATATCGGCAACAGATCTCTCCCTTGTGGTTGTCACTGAAGAGGATTTGACACCGGACGAAAAATCTGTTAAACTGACAAGCGAAGATCGTGCTTGGCAGGACAAACGACGTGCTCGTAAAGTTCGTCGTTTATCATATGAAGTACGTTAATCTAGGAGTTATCAAAGCGACCAATGGCTAAGAGCCCATTCTTTTCTAAGTTCAAAACTGAACTCAACACATTGACTGCTGCCGTTGAAGGTAAAATTTATCTCGACGAAGATCATCCCAATTTGTATGAAAAGGTATTCAAGTATTACAAGTCTCGTAACGTATATTTTTACGGTGATGCGGACAAGGATTACAACCTAGTGTTAGACAACCTAGAGTATGATCTAATGGATAGTGGAGTTCTAGCATAGTCATGCTTAAAAGATTATCATGCGTTCGTCGTGACAGACCATGGGGTTGGTATGAGACCATGGAGTCTCCTGATAAAACTTATAAGTTAAAGAAGATTTTCGTCGCCCCCAACCAAAGATTCTCCTTACAATATCACAGTCTCCGTATGGAGCATTGGATTGTAGTTGAAGGTTCTGGCACGGTTCAATTGAATCAGTGTACTGAGAAGGTCTTCCCTGGCAAATACTTTCATGTTCCTCAAGAGTCTCGTCATCGCATGACTGCTGGTGACGATGGTATTCTTTTCTATGAGGTACAGTATGGATCTAATTGTAGTGAAGATGATATCGTGCGTCTTGAGGACGACTATGGTAGAATAGATATGAATGAGTATTATACAGACTGATGTTACTAGTTACTGGCGGAGCAGGATTTATCGGGAGTAACTTTCTTCATTACCTGAGGAAGGTCACTGATGAAAAAGTTCTCGTCGTGGACAACCTAACTTACGCTGCGGATCTTCGGTTTGTGCCTGAGGATCCGCAGTTTGAGTTTTTATGGTGTGACATCACGAACGAGAAGCATGTAAATCATGTATTCAAAAAATATAAACCAAAGAAAATCTTTCACTTTGCTGCTGAAAGTCATGTAGATAACTCTATTAAGAACTACAGACCATTTCTAGAAGCAAATGTAGTCGGCACAATCAATCTTCTCAATGCCAGTCTACTGGTTGATGTTGATAAGTTCCATCACATCTCAACTGATGAGGTCTATGGATCGCTTGAGTTAGACAGTGAGGATATTTTTACAGAACAGACACCTTACGATCCTAAGAATCCTTACAGTGCTAGTAAGGCAGCATCAGATCATTTTGTAGTGACCTGGCACAATACCTACGGACTACCATATCTTATTACTAACTGTAGTAACAACTATGGATACCACCAACACGTAGAGAAACTTATTCCAAAAGTTATCTTTAGAGCACTGAAGAATGAGGTTACCTACATGTATGGTGGTGGTCACCAGATTAGAGATTGGTTGTGGGTAGAGGATCACTGTCGTGCTATCTGGATGCTGGAAGAACAAGGTATCCTCAATGATAGATTTAACATCGGTGGTGACTGTGAACTACCTAACCGTACAGTCGCAGAAGAGATTCTAACCTACATGGGTAAGTCATTTGAACTCATAGGTGTATCTGATGAGCGTCCTGGTCAGGACTTGCGATACGGTATGAGTTTTGATAAACTTAAGAGACGCACTGGGTGGGAACCCTTGATGAGCTTTGATGATGGATTACGTAAAACTATTGATTGGTATCTAGCAAGATGATTTCACTTTATGGAGCAGGGTTTATTGGTGGCAAGTTTGCCAAGTTGTACGAACCCTATGTTGAGATTCAGAGACGTAATGAACGTCCTCCTAGATCAAAAGAGATTCTTTATTTTATCTCTACAACTCACAACTATCACGTTAAGGATGACATCACTCGTGATGTAGACACTAACCTAAAAATTCTCTGTGAGGTTCTAGACTATTGTAGATCCGAGGACATTGTGTTTAACTTTGTGTCCTCCTGGTTTGTATATGGTCAGGGTGGATACATGCCTGCTAAGGAAGACAGTTCTTGTAACCCTACTGGGTTTTACTCTATCACTAAGAAGTGTGCTGAGGATCTAATCAAGTCTTTTGCTGATCTGACAGGCATGAAGTATCGTATTCTCCGTCTGTGTAACGTGATGGGACACGATTACAATGCCACCCGACAGAAGAACGCACTGTGCTGGATGATCAATGAATTGAAGGCAGGTCGTAGCATTCAACTATACGACAATGGATCACACAGTCGTGATATAATGCATGTTGACGACGTGTGTCGTGCCATCTGGACCGTTATGGAGAAGGGTGATTTGAATGAGATCTACAACATTGGGTCCGGTAAACCGACCACTGTTGCTGAAATCATTAGTCTTGCCAATCACTACATAAAATCACGAGGAAAGATCACGAGCATGGATCCTCCTCAGTTCCACAAAGATGTTCAGTGTCGTGACTTCTGGTTAGACACAACCAAACTCAAGTCCCTTGGATTTGAGCAGCATATTAGTAACGAGTTTATTGTCAAAGACTTATGTCTGTAAGTGAAAAGGTATCTGGGTTTATTGATAACCTACGAGCAGAAGGAGAGGATCTGTTTCCATACCTTGCCAACAAAGACTGGGAACCTGGTAAACCTATCTATTACTCAGGTCCATATTGGGACGACAAAGAGGTCACAGCAGCGATTACAACTCTTCTAAAGGGCAAGTGGTTGCCTGCTGGTGAAGAAGTTAATAAGTTTGAACGTGCGTTCTCAAAACGATTTGAGTTCGGTCACAGTGTCATGGTGAACAGTGGATCATCTGCCAACCTGGTGATGATTGCTGCTTTGAAGAAGTATTTCCAGTGGCAAGATGGGGATGAGATTATTGTATGTGCTTGTGGATTCCCTACCACGATCAATCCCATCATTCAGAACGGTCTCAAACCTGTATTCGTAGACGTAAACTATGATGATCTGAATTGGAATCTAGATCAGATCAAGTCCAAGATTACGACCAAGACTAGAGCGTGTTTTTCTTCTCCTGTCCTTGGTAATCCCTATGACTTTGATGAGTTTATCAAGATTATCCGCGCTTACAACATCCACTACGTCGCGGATAACTGTGATTCCTTGGGAAGCAAATGGCGAGGTGAGTTTCTTACCAAACACGCCATCGCAGCGTCGTGTTCTTTCTACCCAGCGCACCATATCAGCACGATTGAAGGTGGAATGGTCTCCTCTAACGTGGAGGAGATTGTCCAGATCGCTAGATCTTACGCCTGGTGGGGTCGTGGTTGCTTCTGTGTAGGATCCCAGAATAAATTGACCAACGGTGTTTGTGGTAACAGATTTGACCGCTGGTTGGAAGGGTACGACAAGGATGTCGATCATAAGTATGTCTTTGGCGTCCAGGGATACAACCTCAAACCTGCTGATCTGCAGGGGTCTATCGGTCTCGTACAGTTGGAGAAGCAGGACGAGATACATACTATCCGTCGTAGCAACAAAGCTCGTCTTCATGAGATCTTCTCTAAGATCCCTGGTGCGAGGGTTATTGAGGAAAAAGAACACGCAGAAACCTCATGGTTTGGTGTTCCCATCGTCTACGAGCATGGTAAACACCACCTTGTAAAATATTTAGAAGAACACAAGGTCCAGACTAGAAATTATTTTGCGGGTAATATTCTAATGCACCCCGCATACAGAGGACTAGAAGACTACAAGAATTATCCTAACGCATCAAGAGTTTTAGATGATGTGTTTTTCTTAGGTTCTAGTCCTGTTGTAACCGAACCCATGCTAGACTACATAGATGGGATCGTTACCCAATACCGTAAAGATCATCTTTTTTATCACCCAGTATGAATTACACTAAGCGAGCTCTTGTTCTTGGTGCCGGTGGTTTCATCGGCAGTCACATGGTAAAGCGTCTCCGTGCCGAAGGGTATTGGGTCAGAGGTGCTGACCTCAAACGTCCAGACTTTGAAGAGACAGAAGCAAATGAATTTATTACATGTGACTTACGTGACTACAGTTGGGTAGATCGCCTGATTAAGTTTGCCGGATATCAAGGTAACTTCTACGCACAGATTGTTGATAAATTCCTAGAACCTTTTGATGAGATTTATCAGTTTGCTGCTGATATGGGTGGTGCTGGTTATATCTTTACCGGCGAGCATGATGCTGACATCATGCACAATTCTGCCGCAATCAATCTAAACTTGCTACAGGCACAGCATAAGTTCAATGAACTAAAGGGCACCAAGCATACTAAGATCTTCTACAGTTCTTCAGCATGTATGTACCCCGACTATGCTCAAGAAGAAACAGACAACCCCGGACTGAGAGAAAACGATGCGTATCCTGCGTCTCCTGATTCAGAATACGGTTGGGAAAAACTCTTTAGCGAAAGACTTTACTTTGCTTATAACCGTAATCACGGTATTCCTGTTAGGGTCGCTCGCTATCACAACATCTTTGGACCGCAGGGGACCTGGATGGGAGGAAAAGAGAAAGCACCAGCTGCGATCTGCCGTAAAGTCGCTTACCTCCCGCAGCAAGGTGGAGCAATCGAGGTGTGGGGAGACGGCTTACAGACTCGTTCCTTCCTGTTCATTGACGAATGCATTGAAGCGACTAGAAGACTGATGGACAGTGACTTTATGGGTCCTGTAAACATCGGATCAGAAGAAATGGTTACTATCAATCAACTGGTAGAGACTGCTGCTCGTGTAGCAAATAAGAATGTAGATAAGATTCACATTGATGGACCCACCGGTGTTCGTGGTCGTAATTCTAACAACGATCTTATCCGTGAGAAACTTGGTTGGGATTATGAACAATCTCTAGAGGAAGGTATTCGCAAAACTTATGATTGGATCGTAGATCAAATCCTAAAAAAATATGTTGACGATAACTATACCGCTCCTCTTGCCGCAGTAGAATGAGTAAAGCACTTGTAACTGGTGGTGCCGGATTCATCGGTTCTCACATTGTTGATGCTCTTATCAATCGTGACTATGAGGTGATTGTTATTGATGATGAGTCCTCTACTGCTAACGAAGAGTTTTTCTATAACGATAAAGCACATTATATTAAAAAATCTATCTGTAATCCAGACACCAAGACGTGTTACGCTGGTGTAGATTATGTGTTTCATCTAGCAGCACACTCAAGAATTCAACCAGCATTACAGAATCCTATTGAGTGTGTTGAAACTAATGTTCTAGGCACTGCTACTGTTTTACAATACGCTCGTGAGGCAGGTGTCAAGAAAGTTATTAACTCTTCTACATCGTCTTCTTATGGTTTGAAGAACAAACCTCCTCTGAGAGAGGACATGATTCCTGATCCATTGAATCCATATTCAGTATCCAAAATCTCTGCTGAGAGCATGTGTAAGATGTATACTGAATTGTTTGGTCTTAATTGTATCAGTCTTCGTTACTTTAATGTGTACGGAGAACGTCAACCACTAAGGGGAACTTATGCTCCTGTAGTCGGATTGTTTTTGGAACAAAAGAAAACAGATCAACCTCTGACCATCGTAGGTGACGGCGAACAAAGACGTGACTTCACCCATGTAAAGGACGTTGTAAAGGCGAATCTTGCTTGTATAGATAGCAATGTAAGTGGGTACCAAACAATCAATATTGGCACGGGTAAAAACTACTCTGTCAATGAGATTGCTGCTATGATCTCTGACAATACAGAGCATATCTCAGAGAGACTAGGTGAGTGTAGAGAAACCCTTGCTGATATTAACAAGGCAAGTTTCTATCTAGCGTGGTATCCCACCATTGATATTAAGGATTGGATTAATGAACACGAAGTATAATGCTGCGACGGATATTCTTCGTCATGAATTCCCTAGATCAGACAGTGTTAATCTGAATTGGTCACAAGCATATCAAGATCTCTTTGCTCTTACCATGACTCGTGGTAAGAAGAATGGAAAGTATGTTGAGATTGGTGCCAACCACCCATCCGAATTGAACAATACAATCCTGCTTGAGACTTCATTTGATTGGAAGGGAGTTTCAGTAGAGATTGATGGTAACTTGGCAAATCTTTTTAATAAAGAACGTCA